CGCATGGATACGTGCCGCACATCACGCTTGCGTACCTCGATCCAGCGGCGCCATCGCCGCTCGTGCGGATCGATCCAACACCCTGCGTGTATGGCGCTCTCGAGTTGTGGGTCGATGATGCACACGAGCCCTTCGCGTTTCGTTCTGCATCCCTCGGTGCCGAGCAAACGGGCAACCGCGCGCACCTCGATGCACTCGCGCTCCCTTCGGATCCGCCCAGCGAACTGCGCTTGTTTCGCGACGGATGGAACGAGACGAGTAAAGGGAAGTTCCTGCTCGATGCCGCGGGCGCTGCGGAAATTCTCCAGCGCTTTCAAGAGCACGGCGTTGAGCTTGCGATGGACTTCGACCACGGAACGTTCACTGCCGACGGCAAGAAACGCGATGTGCCCGGATACATCGGCGCACTCGAGTACCGCGTCGGTGCGGGATTGTTCGCGACGAAGATCCGCTGGACCGCAGTAGGGCTCAAAGCTATCTCGCCCGGCAAGGATGAGCAGGGAAATTCCACGGTTCCCGAATATCGCTACCTCTCACCCGCAATCCGCTTCGACACCAACACACGACGAATCACAGCGCTTGACCCTGTCGCGCTGGTGACCTGGCCCGCAACCCACAACGCGCCTCCATTGATGATGGGCGCCGGAGACTCATCGATGAATGTCGCACTTTTGACGCTTCTTTCGCTCGCTCACACCGCCACTGACGCCGAAGTTCTCACCGCAACCACGCGCATCAAAGACGAACGCAATCAGTTGCTCGGTGCGCTCGGCGTGCAAGACATGCCGTCGGCGCTCGGCGTGATCGAAGCACACAAAGCCACGAAGGCAGCGCTCGCCACTGCGCAGCGCGAACTGTCAGCGCTGCAGACCGCGAACGAAACCAAGCAACGCGAAGAACTCTTCGCGAAGGGCGTCGCGAAGGGATATTCGAAGGAGTTTCTCGCGTCGCAGTACGGAGAAGAGCCGATCGCGAAGCTCTCTGCGTTTGTCGAACACGCGCCGACAGTGGGCGTGCTGCAGCAGCAGAACTACCAGCCTCCCGCTGCGAATGGTGGCGGAGCAAAGCTCTCGTACAACGGAAAGCCGTACGAGCAGCTCGGCGACATGGAGCGCGAGCAACTCGCGAACGAAAACTTCGAACTCTTCACCGCAATGCGAAACGACGCGGAAGATCGACGCGCTCTCTGAGCGCTGATTCCGCTGCAGTCTTCCAACACCTCTCACAACACATCCGAAAGCAAACGCCATGGCCACACTGACCAAGGACTCGAACTTCAATCCACAGGTGCTCGCGGACGCGGTTCGCTCTGCGTTCAAGGGCCTCAAAGCGCTCTACGGCACCAAAGCCGTTGTGCAGAACAACTCGCTTCCGCTCGGTGCTCGAGGCGGAGACGTTCTGGATATTCCGTATTTCGGAAACCTCGGTGAACTCGAAGACGTCGCAGAAAACGCGGCGCTTTCGATCGCCGAGCCTACCGCCAGCTCGAAGGAACAAGCCAGCGTGCAACGCGCGGGCAAGGCGTTCTCGCTCACCAAATGGAAGGAGATGGCGGAAGCCTTCGCCAACCCGTACGCGGAGTACGCGCGGCAAATGGCAGAAGCAACGCCGCGCCGCTGGGACAAAGCACTCATCGACGCAGCGGTGAATCCTACCGGACTGCCGAGCGCGCACATTATCGACCGATACGATGCGGGCACGCCGTACAAATTGCAGTACGCACACATCGTCGATGGCAAGCAGGTGTGGGGTGACGAGGCCGACAGCGCAGCGCTGTTCGTCACGCACAGCAAGAGCCACGCAGACTTGCTCAAGCAACTCGATGGAGAGAACCGCCCGTTGCTGGTGCAGCCGAACGACGGATCTCTCACCCGCGTGGGTGGAGTGCCTCTGGCGGTTTCGGATCGTTGCCCGGTGTATTTCCCCACCATCACGGCCACCGGGACCACGCCTCCTACCGTTTCGACGTCGGGCTACACCACGGTGACCGACAAGTTGCGCATCGAAATCACCACTGGCGGCGCTCGTGGAACCGCGGTCTTCAAGTGGTCGATCGATGGTGGTGACAACTACACCACTGGCGTCACGACCGCAGCGACGGTGGATCTCGGCAACGGAATCACGGTTGCTTTCGCAACGGGAACGTACGCGACGGACAACGTGTACGTGGCAACGCCGAAGTACACGACGATCATTCTGCGAGAGAACGCGCTGCTCTTGTGGAACAACGGAATTCCCGTTGCGGACACGGACAAAGACATCTTGCGCGACTCGCGCATCGCAGCGATCAACACCTACTTCCTGGCGCATCGCTACAAGCGCACTGGCATGTCTACACAACCAGGTGTCGTGCTTCTCCGCCACAACTGACGATGGCAGCGCCAGAACCAGGCATCTACACCACGCGACGCTTCTACCTGCTCAAACGCATCGCAGCCTCGGAAGCAGGCGAGAGAGCGATCGCGTCGGTGTGGAGAACGAAGCAAGAAGCAGAGCCAGGCACGGCGCTCTCGAACTCGTTTCCTTCTCGATCAACACTCGCTGCTGTGGGCTACACAACGCTCGAAGATGTGCGCGGTGCATCGATCGATGAACTCGTTTCCATCGGATTGAGTACGCCCGAAGCAGAAGCCGTACTTGCTGCGCTATGACCGTCTACGCAACCACAACCGACTTCGAGCGCTTGGGTCTCGCGACAGGTGCGGCTTCTCGCGTTCCCGCGAACACGCTCACCACGCAGCTCAGCGCGAAGAGTGCGTTCGCAGACGGATACATTCGCCGCAAGTTCAAGCTCCCGCTCTCGTCGTGGGGCGATGATCTTCGCGAGTGCGTGTGCGTGCTTGCCGCCGAAGCATCGCTCGGAACGATCGGGTGGAACCCCGAAGATCCTGCAAACGCCGCGCTGGTGGAGCGCGCGAAAGCGTGGCGGCGATGGCTCGAACAACTCGGCGACGGCGATGTCGAGCCCGAATTCGTCGATGCAACATCGGACGTCAACGAAGGCGGCGCTGTCGTGTACACGCGAGCGAAGCGAGGCTGGTGATGGCTCTCACCGGCGACTTCGGCGCTCTTTCTCGGCTGCTCTCTCAGCTCGCGGGTGTCGACAAGATCCCTCGCGCTCTGCGAGAGCCGCTGGCGAAGGAAGCGCTGGAGCTGGTGAAGCGCTCGTTTCGTCGCGGCACCGATCCGATGGGCAAGACGTGGGATGCGCTCGCAACGGGCGCTCGAGCAACGCTCAACCGCAGCGGCGCTCTCTACAACAGCCTCGCGTACTCGCTCACCGGCGACGGCTTCAATCTGCACGCGGACACCGTGTACGCAGCGATTCACCAGTACGGCGGCAACGCGGGACGCAACCTCGCAAGCAAAATCCCGGCGCGTCCATACCTGCCCGATGGCGAGTCGATGCCGTATGCGTGGGAACGCGCGTTCGAGCGCGTGTGTCGGCAACACATGCAAGAGCACTTCGACTGATGGCGCGCTCCCGTCTTGAACAACTGCTGGTGCCTGTGCAAGCGAAGATTCTCACTCGAATTGCAGGGTGTTCGTTTCGTGTCGGCGCACAGTTCATTCCGGATCAAACCACCGCTCCTCCGCGCGTAGTGTGGGCGCGCACCGTTGATCGCTATGGACCGCCCGATGGTCCCGGAGGCAATCCTCGTCCATTACTGACGAAAGAAGCTTCCATTATTGCGCACTGTTGGGCGGTGGGAACTGGTGATCCGAACAACGAGGCGGACCCAAACGCGACGCCAGATAAAGCCATCGAAGACCTACAAGACACCGTCGCGTGGGCGCTGCGATTGGTGCTCGGTGTCGCGGTGGTTCCTCTCAACGGAGAGCACCTGCGCGATTCCGTTGGCGCAGCGGGACAGGCTTGTCTTCTTGCGTTCTCGGTCGCGCAGCCGATTTCCGACAACACACTTCCAACAGTTCAACCGACAACCACCGCCGCGGATTCAAGCGGCGCTTCACTCACTGACCGCGAGCTTTCCTGCGGTGAAGGGTCACCATGAGCCTTTCTGACGTTCAAGTCGAAGTCGTCGACAACCAGCTCGGCATCGAAGCCGACAGCCTCGAGAACGCTGTTCTGCTCATCGGCGTTTGCTCCTCTGGCACGGAGAACACCCGCAAGAGCTTCTCCGACGTGAGCAAGCTGCGCGAGGCGATGGGAACTGGTCCTCTCGTCGAAGAAGCAGCGCTGCTACTCACAACACCAACGCAGGGCCGCACGGTTCGTCCCGTGCACGTCTGCCGCATCGACACCGACGGCACTGGTTCTGTGGGCAGCGTCACTACGACACGAAGCGGATCCAGCACCGGAACACTTTCTCTCTCCGGAAGCGCTCCGCTCGATTCGTGGGAAATGCGCGTGAAGGTTACGCGCGCAGGAACGCGCGGCACCGCAGCGTTTCGCCTGTCCTACGACGGTGGCGAAACGTACGGGGCCGAAGTCACGGTGCCCTCAGACGGCGTGTATTCGCCTTCGAGCACAGGACTCACGCTCACCTTCTCGAGCGGCACGCTCGACGTCGATGACTTGTTCTCGTTCGACGCGATCGAACCGCGCTTTTCCTCGACCGAGCTTGGCACGTGTTTGGAGGCGCTTTTTCTCGATGCGACGGAATGGTCGCTCGTAAAGGTTGTGGGCACGCCCGCTCCCGAAATGAGCAGTGTCACAGCCACCGGAACCACTCCGCCAACAGTGACGCTCACCGGCACGCCAACCATCTACGCCGACATCATCATCGACATCACGACGGGCGGGGCTCGCGGGACGGCGGTGTTTCGATGGTCGAGTGATGGAGGAGCGACCTACACCACCGGCGTCACGACCGCAGCGACAGTAACGCTTACGGGCACGGGGTTGACCGCGAACTTCGCTACGGGTTCCGACTACAACACCGACAACCTCTACGTCGCACACAGCGGAAAAGCGCTGCGTGATCGTGCAGACGTACTGAAAACAAAACTCGCAACTGCCGAAACTGTGTTCCGTTTTGCGCGTGGTCGCCTCGACGCTCCCGACGCGAGCGACGCGGTGTTGCAAGCAGCGATGCTTTCGTTCGAGAGTTTGCGCGTGGGCGTGTACGCGGGCTTCGTTCGCTCTCTCTCGCCAATCTCTTCGCGTCGCTATAAGCGTCCCGCTGGACGCTCGATCTTCGCTCGCGTTGCCGCAATCGCCCCCCACATCGATCCCGCGTGGGTGACGCTCGGGCCCCTTCCAGACGTCGTGCACTTGTTCCGCGATGAACGAGTCACCGAAGCGCTCGATGCGTCGAAGTTCGGGACGCTGCGCACGATCATCGGATTGCGTGGTGCGTACGTCACCAACGACCGCAATTTCGCGGGCGAAGGCAGCGACTACGAATTCATCACAAACGCGCGCGTGATGGACAAAGCGTGTCGCACGACGCGGTTGGCACTGCTTCCGTTTCTCTCCGAAGCACTGCGCGTGAACCCGTCGACAAGCACTGTTGAAGCGGGCAACCCCGGTGCGCCCGGCACGCTCTTCGAGAACGAAGCGCGACGCATTGATGGAGCGGTTTCTGCGCGATTGCGCACGGCGCTTCTCCAGTCGGAGAACGCTTCGTCATTCACAGTACAGACCAATCGCACCGACAACATTCTCTCCACCGAAACTCTCCGTGCGAAGGTGCGCGTGGTGCCGAAGGCCTACGCAAAGCAGATCGAAGTGGAGATCGGCCTCGAAAATCCCGCGCTCGCAGCGTGATCGGCTCGCTCACTCACTGAAGGACAACGCACATGCCAACGACTCCGCTCGTAAACGGGCACCGTTATTCGTTTGCTTCGATCGAACTCGTCATCAACGGCAGACCGATTTCAGGCTTCACGGAGATCACGTACAAAGACTCGATCGAGCGAGGAAAGATCCACGGAAAAGGAAGCAAGCCGATTGGTCGAGCGATCGGGAAGTACGAATGCGAAGCTTCGTGCAAGCTCTATAAGACGGACCACCAAGAACTCATCGCAGCGCTCGGCCCCGGCTTTGGCAAGGTGGCGTTTGATGTGACGGTTACCTACGGCGAGGACGGCGAGCCCACAACCACGGACACTCTCGTCGGCTGCATGATCGACGAGAACGACGTCAACAACAGCCAGGGCACCGACGGACTGATGGTGAGCTTGAAGCTCAATCCGATGGAAGTCCTGTGGAACGGAATCTCGATGATTCGGAAAGAAGCCTCGCAGTGATTTCTGAAGAAATGATCGATGATCTGAAGCGCAAGCACGGCGACAAGCTCTCCCTGCTCGTGTCGGGTGACGTTGAAGTCGTCGTGCGCAAGCCCTCCAGCGGAGACATGAAACGCTGGCGTGCCGATACCGCGGATGCCGCGCGTCGCTCGATCGCAAACGAAAACCTCGTTCGTTCATGCGTCGTGTTTCCTGCTCCTGCAGAGATGAAGACCATTCTCGAAGACCTGCCAGGTCTCGTGGAGGAATTCATCGAACCGCTGCTCAAGCTCACGGGGCTGAGCGGTCAGGCCACCATCCAAAAACTCTGAAGCGCTTCGAGGAGGCACGGCAAAACGTCGTTGTCTCTGCCCGTTGTCTTCGAGCCTACAGACGCGGGAAGCGCGGACGAAACGCAGTGGTTGGCTCCATGATCGAAGCAGAGTTCTTCGCTCTGATTCGCGCGTTCCTCACGCAGAAGTGACACATGAAAAAGCTCAAGTGGCTCTTTGAATTGCAGGATCGCATCTCGGGTCCTGCGGGACGTGCACGTGCTGCGCTGTCCCGTTTGTGGGGCACACTCGAGCGCGGTGCATCTGCGGGGCTCAGGGTTGCTGGTGGTGTTGCCACCGCCGTTGGAGCGATCGGTGTTGCAGCGACGGGCGCGCTTGCAGGCGTGGCTTCGCTCACGGCGCAGTTCGGGAGAGCAGTACTCTCCGCTGCTTCCTTCCGAGAAACAACACTCACGACGCTGGAGCTGTTCTCGGGATCACGAAGCAACGCGCTTCGATTGTTCGGTCAGGGTCAGCGACTTGCCGCCGCAACGCCGTTCGGCGTGCGCGAGGTGATGGGCGCTCAAACACAGCTACTTTCCCAGGGATTTTCCGAGCAGGAACTCAACCCCTTGATTGCTTTCGTGAGCGATCTTGCTTCCGCGCGCGGTGATCAAACCGTGATGCGCGACGTTATCAACCAACTCTCGCAAGTTAGATCTCTCGGGCGGTTGCAGTGGGAAGACCTGAAACAAATTGCGCAGCGTTCCGGCGTTTCAGTCTCTGGCGTTTACGACCAGATCGCGCAAGCGATGAATCTCGGCACGGGTGCTGCGGGACGAGAAGCAGCGCAGGCAGCAATGCGCGCACACCGAGTGGACGCGAATACAGGCATTCGCGCCATGATGGACGCGTTCGTGCAGCAGTCGGGAGGAGGCCCTCTCGGCACGATTTCCGAGCGGCAGTCGCGCACGTTGTCTGGGCTTTTTTCGACGTTCCAAGACATTCCGGAAACGTTTCTTCAGTCGATCGACTTCGAGAACATCCCAGGCATCAACGCGCTGAAGAATGCCATGAGCAGCATCATCCGAATGATGGACGCTGCGGGCCCTCGCGGTCAGCGGTTGCAGCGCGTCTTACGGACGATCGTTGATTCGGGCTTCTCTCGGCTGTTCGAAGGATTCGATGAAAATGCGATTGGTTCTGTGATCGATCGGATCATCGACTTCTTGGACAACGCCGCGCCTTCGGTCGAGACCGTGGTTCGTGGTTTTCGCGCGTTCGGATCGGGGATGTGGGAAGCCCTTGCTCCTACAATTCAGCAATTGGTAAACGGGCTTAGTTCCCTCGGAAGCGATCGGCGATTCATCGACAACATGCGCGACTTCGGAACGGTCGTTGGAACGGTGGTGAGCGCTGTTGTGCGGCTTGGGCAGGCGCTCGCAGCGGTGCCCGGATTCGGCAGCGAGCTCGGAGACACGCTCTACAACATGATTCATGGCGATGCGACGGCGGGCATCCGGACCACGCGTGTTGAAAACGGAATCACGCGAGTCACTGGAGCAAACACCGCAGAGGGATTTGCGCGCGGCATGAACGAGGGGCTTCCCTCCGTGCAGAGCGCTGCACAGCGGCTCGCCGAGACCGCGGATCGAACGTCCCGACAAGAACTCGAAGTTCGCTCTCCTTCGCGCGTCTTCGAACGCATCGGCGGGTATGTTGGTCAGGGATTCGCCCACGGCCTCGAGGGAGCCAGCGCCACGATCGGAGCTGCGGCAACAGCGATGGCCACTCCTGCGCTGTCCGCTGCATCTCTGGGGGGAGGAGCTGCGGCGCGCGGTCCCGTCACTCTACACATCGAAGTGCACGGCTCCGGCGACGCGAACGAAACGTCGGATCTCGTAGTCACAAAGGTCGTGGACTTTTTCGAGGCGATGAACCAATGACCGCAGCACTCGTTCCACTCTGGGAAGACGATGCGGAAACGCTCGACGCTGACCCAGCAAATGCTCCATCGCGTCGAGGAACGTGGGACGTCGTTGCCTTTGATGGACAACAACTCCCCGGCGCAGCAACGGTGACGGTGCGGCAAGGGCGCAAGATCGATGATCGATCAGGGCCAGGCCGCAACGGAGCGCGTCTCGTCGACAAAGGCGCGGAAGCAGCAAAAGTTACCCTGAGGCTCCGTATTTGGACGCAGTCGCAACTCGATCGCCTTTCTGATCTGATGCCGTCGCTCAACTACCGCGTGGAGCGAGCGACCGTCACGCGTCAGCTCACGACGCAGCAAGCACTCGATGCGGCGTTCAGTGAACGCGCGGCAGTTGCAGGACGGAGCGCGGAGTATCGACGGTTCTTTGCAGCGACTGGGTCGATGGTTCCCATTCTCCCGACCACGCGACGCGAAACGGTGACACGTCGCGATCGTGCGCCAGTAGCGATCATGCACTTTGTCACTGCGCTAGCAGGAATCACACACGTCTACGTCGAGAAGATCGAATTCGGTGACGTCGAGGGCGGAGTGTTGACTGTCACGTTCGAGTGTCTTGAGTTCAATCCAGAGATTCAGCGGCGATCGCAAACACGCGCACCGACTACGCGCACGCAAGGATCGATTGCCGACGCTGCTGTGACGGCTCCGTTTCGTCCTTCGCCTCCATCTACAAACAACGCAGCGCCATGAGTGAGCTCACGCTCAACGGAACTCCGGTGCTTCGAGGAAGAATCACGCTCCCGCGTCTCGGAGCCTGGACTGCGGATCTGCTCGTCGACACCGCCACCGTTCCGACGGGCCGCGTTGTGCTCACCGCGCAAGACGGGCGTTCGCTCGTCGGGACCATCGCGCGAGGGAACGTCGTTTCAGAGCGAAGTGAAGTGCGCGTTGTTGGTGGCGGAGCTGGCGGAGCACGTGTGCTTGACGCTCGCTACTACCGCGGTGCTTCTGCGGATCTTCCGTTGCGGGACCTGCTACGCGACGCTGGTGAAGAATACCCGGAGCAGGCAACGCTTTCGGCGGAAGCACGCGAGAAGCTTTCGCAAGTGCTTCGAGCATGGACGCGTGAGCGATGCGAAGCAGCTCGGTCGCTACGTCAACTTTGCGAGGCAATCGGGCTCTCGTTCCGTGTCGCTGCCGATGGGCGCTGGTGGTTCGGCGTTGAGACCTGGCCAACGGCTCCCGAGGTGAACTTTGAGCTTGTTCGCGACGAGCCGGCGCGTGATCGCCTCGAAATCGCATGCGACATTGTTCCGCTCGCCATTGAGCCGGGCATGGTCGTACTCGATCAACGCGTTTCTCTCATCGAGCACTCCCTCGGAGAAACACGCACGCGCACGGTGCTGCACTTCGAGCAGGCCGGATCCGCAATCGATCGACTGCGTGAGGCCTTCGAGAAGGCAGTGCGCGCAGCAACAGCAGCAACGGACTTTCACGTGATGTATCCAGCGCGTGTCGTTGCACAGAGCGATGACGGATCACTCGAAGTGATTGTCGACGGCGATCGGATTCCACCGCTCACGAGCGTTCCACTGCGTCTTTCGATCCCCGGAAAAGTGCGAGTGAGCGCTGGCGCTCGTGTGCTCGTTGGTTTCGATGGCGGCAGACCCGATCACCCGTACGCATCGCTGTGGGAGTCGGCAGCGCTCGAGCGTGCGGAACTCGGAGCAGCAACGCTCGGAGTAGCGCGCGAGACAGACGATGTGGCGGTAGGGAAGCTTGTGATCGTTCGCAACGATCAACGCGACGACTTGTACTGGCTCCCTCCGGGCGCTGGCGACAACGGATGGAAGCAAGTGCCGGTGATCGGTAGTGCACCTACGCTTGCGAGCGACGGGCGCACGCTCACCGGGAAAATCACAGGCCACAGCGAGAAAGTGTTCGCGGAATAACCAATGGCACTCATCCTCTCGAAAAACAACGTCATCGACGTCACTGCGCTGACCGCTCCATCGTACGGAGATGGAGTGACCGGCCTGCAGTACGGTGATACTGCGTGGCTCTATCATCTCAAAGAGATCGTCAAAGCGATCGGCGGCACCGTCACTGCGTCCAGCACGCGAACGAGCGGAACCGGTGACACGGCAAATGCAGCAGCGAATAGCGATCAATGGAGTGATGCGCAGCACACTTGCTACGCGACAGCGTGGATCGCTTTCAAAATGCCGACTGTTCGCGGCGTCACGAGACGGTTTGTCATTCAGCGCGGAGCGATTTCGTCGGGTCAAAGCATTCGCGCAAAGATCAATTGGACCAGCGATTACACAGGCGGAACAGCGACGCAGGTTCCCACTGTTGCAGGCGAAGTGGTCTTCTTGGGTGGCGGAACAGATGCGTCACCGACTTTCGAAACGTTTTGTCCCTCTACCGGCTCTTACATTTTGCAGGCGCTGGGGTACGACGATTCGCCGCAGTGTTTCCTTGTTGGAGCATACCCGATCGCTGGCGGCATCGTTGGCAGTGCGGGACTCTTCTTCGCGCTCGATGCACTTGTCGATGGCTCTTACATCTCGGGATGTGACGATGCGGTTCTTGTGCGCTCGAAACAGACAACGCCCATTGTTGGTTCGTTGACCTCTGAGGACGCACTCACAGCGCACTGTTTCGCGCGTGCGCGCCTCGGGCTCACGGGTCCTGGTCCAACGTGGGAAGCAGTAAAAATGCTGGCGGTTGGCTCGATTCCTGGCTCTGCTGCGGCGGAACCGCGGGGCAACAAAAAGCCCACAGCACGTGCAAAATACCAACGCGACGCATCGCCGCCGGACAGCTTCGGGCTGTCTCGACTCTTCCGTTGGTTCGGTCCTGTTGGCTCTGTTCCTCGCACGACGAACCTCGCCTCGACGAAAGACGGCTTGGTGTGGGGGCAATTGATTAGTCCGTGGGACGGCACGGAGCCCGCATAATGCCGTGGCCGAGCGATGATGTGTACGACGTTGGCGAACTCGAGTTTGCGTATGTCACGCCTGGTGGCGTTGATGTGTTCGGCTACGGCGAGTTGCCCGATGCGACCACCAGCGTTCGCCCTGTCGTCACGCTTGTTTCCCCGCCGGCGGGCACTGCGCTCCATCCCACGGACACGGTTGTTTTCGACGTGACCGATGCGGACGGTGCGGTGTTCGCGCTCGTCGCGTTTCGCCTGCGATTTCTCAGCACGGGAGAGCGCGAGGCGGTCTACGACAAAGACGATCCCGCAGGGGCATGGGATGCGCGATACGCGGGCAGTACAATTGCGTCGATCACCAACGGATACAGGCTCACACTTCGTCGCAGTGGAGGCTGGCCCGCAGGGGGAATCGGATTGCTCCCGCGCGTAGTTGACTCGGTTGGATTGGTGGCGAACTGATGGATCTCGATTGGCGCGACACCTCTGCAGCTCTCTCCGGGGCTCGCATCAGCGCTTCGCTCGAAACATCGCGGCGGGCTCTACTCGCGCGTCTGCGCACCGACGGAGAAGCCTACGAACGCGCGGTGCTTGCCAACACGACGACGGAACGGGCGGGGGCACTGCAGAACGCAATCTCGAACTACCGCACTGGCGATCGAACAGGACGCGAGCAGTACCGCGCTGCGCTCGCTGCGTGTGTCGTGCCGTACACCACAATCGCTGAGCAGCTCGATCAACTCGCGCAGGCTGTCTACGAAGCACGACGAATGGCAAACGACGTATGACCACCGAATACACGTTCCCCGTGATTTCGCCCGTCGCTAGCGACGGCGGTGCATCGATGCTCTCGCAGATCGAAGGCACGGGAGATTTCGGGAGCGACATTGCGTGCACGGGCGATCTCGATAGCGAACTACGTTTGCTTGGAGGTCGTGCGGTGCTTGTGCAGGACTTGCTACACCGGCTCGAAACGCCGCGTGGCGGGCTTTGGTACGATCTGTCGTACGGCTACGACCTTCGCGAACTGCTCCACCAAGCGCTTTCGCCAGCGGACCTTGCGGCGATTGCACCCACGGTGAGGGCGCAGTTTCTTCTCGATGAGCGCGTTTTCGACTGCAACGTTTCGCCGCAGTTTTTCTCATCGGAAAGGCGGCTTGTGCTTCGCGTGACCGCGTTCGACAACGAAGGTCCTTTCTCGCTCGTACTCAGCGTGAACTCCGTCTCGGTTGAACTCCTCGAGGTGCAGTGATGGCGTACACGCTAAACGATCTTCTGAATCCGCCTGACGAAAAGGCGCTCACCACAACAATGCTCGGCGCACTCTCGTCGCTCGGATTCCCGGTCACGAATTGGGCGCCAGGCGGAGCAGGCCGCACGCTCGTGCAGGGATTCGCGCGCGTGCTTGCAGACGGACTCGCGCTTGCTTCGAACGTTGCTCGTGGCTCGTTGCTCGATCTCGCGCCAGGAACCGACACAGGTTCGCCCGGCGATTGGCTCTCGCTGCTGAGCAAGAGCGCATTCCGTCTCGATCGCTACCCATCACGGTTCGCCAAGGTAAAGGTTCGGCTCACCGTTGCATCGGGCGCGGGTCCCTACACCGTCACGCCAGGACAACTGTGGGCGCAAAACAACGCAGGACGCAGGTACAACAGTGCGAACACCACCAACGTTACCCTGAGCGCCGGCCCCTCGACGACAGACGTTGAGTTTCGCGCTGAAAATCCTGGCGCTGCGTACAACCTCGCAATTGGAGCAGCACTCTCTCTCGTGGGAAGTCCGCTGCCAGGTGTGACCGCAGCCACCGTTGAGAGCACCGGCGGATCCGGAACAGCGATGACGGAAGCAGGCGCGGACACCGAGAGCGATGCCTCACTGCGTGCGCGTTGTCGCTTGCGATGGCAGACGATTGGCCTGCAAAAAACCTCACTGGCCTACGATGCCATCGTCCGTGATCCGGCGACGGGAACGACCGATCCGGTGACGCGTGTTCGCGTTGTTGACACGAACCCTCGCGGCGCTGGAACCGTAGACATCTGGATTGCTGGAGCGTCGGGTCCGCTTTCGACACCGAATCGCGATCTCGTGCGCGCGTTCGTCGCATCGCGGAAGTCGGTGACAGCGGACTTGCAGACCGACAACGCAAGCGCTGTGGTCGTGAATATCGTTGCGACGATCTACGTGCGCGGAAATGCGGCTGCGAAGGCTGAAGCAGAAACGCGCGTGACTGCTGCGATCAACGCGGTTCCCATCGGCGGAGTGCTCTACAAGTCGCAGATCATCGAAGAGCTGATGGCACCGAGTGGTGTGTACAACGCGACGTTTGATGCACTCGATCTTGTGCTCGGACTCAACCAGGTGGCGACCGTTGGCACAATCACGATCACACAGGTCAACTCCTGATGGCTCCGCGCTCGTACCGGGATGAACTGCTCGAGCTGATGCCAGCGTGGCTTCAGCGCACCGTCGGAGCTGCGTTTCTTCGCGTGTTTGGAGAGCAGCTCGACACCTTTGTCGTGAAGGTAAAGGACGCGGTCAAGGTCGCGTTCGTTCGTGAAGCTCCGAGTGATTCGCTCGACGAGCACGGTGTCGCGCGCTCCTTCCCTCGCTTCGTTGGCGAAGGAGATTCCGCGTACCGCGCACGTCTCGCTCTTGCGTGGAGCTGGTGGGCGACTGCCGGAACAAAGGACGCTCCGCTCGAGGACGGTGCAACGGGTGGCCTGCAAGGACTGCTCGAAGCTGCGTTGGGTCCAACGGTCACCGTGCAAATCAAAGCGTACCGCGATCCGTTTCGTGGCCCTCTGCGGCGCGATTACTGGTCGGAGGTCTGGGTTGTTCTGCAGGATGTTCCCTGGACGCGTCGCACGTGGGGCGCTCCTGCAGCGTGGGGCGATGGCGAAACCTGGGGTTCTTCCGCAACGCGCGCTGAAGTCGAAATGCTCAAAACTCTCGTACGTCGCTTCAAGAGCGCGCACGAGTGGTGTCCTGCAATCGTCGTGGTTTTCTCCGGGCGAACGTGGGGCGATGGATCAACGTGGGGCGGTGCGTCCGTGACGTGGGACGCCACTGCCGATGCTCTCTACTGGCCAATTCACAGGACGTAATCGATGCCGACGAACATCACAGAAGTAGAACAATTCACCGCAAACGTTCCCGTCGCAGACGATGGCGAAGACGCGGATGCAGCATCGATCCTGCAGTCGTTTCAACCTCTCGCGGATCGCACGAAGTTCCTGAAGGCGCGACTGCCGCTGAACATGATCGCGTCGCCACGTGAACTCTACATCCCCGGCGATGGAACTGTTCGCATTCCTCCCACGGGAGCGATTCTGCTCGAACAAGCCAGCGGCGGATCGATTCTGCTCACACGCACGACCGAGAAGTCGATCACGCCGGGGGCGCTTGCATCGAACACGTGGCACTACGTGTACGCGTACAACAACAGCGGCTCGCTCGACTTCGAGATCAGCACCACCGCTCCCAACGCGCTGCGCACGACCTCTTCGAGCGATTCAACGCGCCGCTATATCGGATGCTTTCCGACCAACGGAAGCGGGCAACCGATTCCCCTACGGATGGTAGGGGGCCATTACGTTTACCGTCAAAGCGCTGCAGCCGCCGACGCAACACGCGTTGCGAACAACCTTACGTCGACGAGCTTTGCAGACATTTCGTGTGCGGCGTTTGTGCCTCCGCATGCGCGGCTGGCGAAGCTGAGAGTTCGGTTTTACGTGGATTCTGCCGGAGTAAGTGGCTATGAGCTGCGAACAAAGGGAGACACAACGTCAGTCATCGCGTCGGTCATTGCCGGAATCGAACTATACGAGGTGTTGGAGATCGAGACCGATTCGTCGCAAGTAATTCAGTACAAAGTTGGAGGCACTGGTCCTCACTTCTACGCGCACGTGTACGGTTATCGTGATTGATTACGGAGCGCCGCTGGCGATCCACACGCGGATTAGCTCTATTTCTCCCGGAGGAAGTCCTGCTCCACCCACCATGGGCATTCGCGTTCCGCATCCCGGCGTGGCAACTTCCAGCCGAGGCGCAAGACCGAGCGAAGATCGGAGCAACGTCTCGAGTAAACGAGGGCGCAGATCCTCCTTCGTTTGGAGCGTCACTGCCTCCATCAGTGGGAGCTGGCATTCCTCCACAAGCAGCAAGGCCGAAAGCGAGCAATACAAAACGCATCGGCTTCACTCTACCAGCTCTTCGCCACATCCCACCCCTTCCTGTTTTTCCACGTAAATCGACAACCCAACGGAGCCCCACATGTTCGCATCCGAAATCAATTCACAGCAGAGTCTCACGCTTGCGGCGGGCGTTGCAGGATCGATGGAGTTCGACGTTTCGAAGTGCAAACGTCTTTCGTTTGTCATCGAGAATCGAGGAGCATCGAATCCCATCGGCACAACGGTGGTGGAAACGAGTCCTGATGGCGCGATCTACAGCACGGAAACAGCGGTGGGCTCGGCGATCGGCTCTCTCGCAGCAAGCAGTTCGAAACCCGTAACGATGGACGGAATCGCGTTCAAGAAGTTGAAGCTCACCTTCACTTCTGCCAGCGGCTCCGATGTTCGCGTGACTCTCAGGGCTGTTTGACCATGCGCGTTTCTGTTTCAGGGTTTCCCTCGATCGGTCGCTCGTGGTGGCTCGTGGGCGGATGGGCACCGCTTTTCGACTGGGATTTCACACAGCAAAGTCCTGGCGCGCTCGTGCTACCGACCGGGCTCTCGTTTGCGCGCGCGAGCAGTGGGCACACGGTGCAGACGGGGACGAACACCATCGTCACCGCAGGCATCACAAGCAACGACGTCGGACGCATCGGGAGACTGCTCGATGCACACAGCTACGGGCTGTTCATCGAGCCCTCGCGGACGAATATCGTCGTGCAATCGCGCACGCCGCAATCGATGGCGGTGGGCTCGTGGGCGTCGACTACGACCGGACAGAGCGACGCAGCGGGCGGCACGAGCGCGGTGCGCGTCACGACCGCCAGCGGCGCGACAGGCAAATACCAAGCCCCCGCCACTCTGCGCACAGGGGCTTTCACTGCGTCGCAGTGGGTGCGGCAGGGTGCAGGCTCGGGCAGCTACCAGCTCGTACACGGCAATGCGACGGTGAGCGCTGTCGGCGGCACAGCTCCCGTCGCGTGGACGCGGACGTCGTGCCTCTACACCTTCGCGGCCGAGGCCGCGGCGTTTCTTCCTGG